TGGGCAACAACTTTGGAACAAGTTTTATTGGAAGAATATATCTAAGAAGATCACAGATTTCTATCCGTTGGATGAGTATTTCTTCTCATCTGCGGGTAGCGTTTGTGATTCCTATAAGAGTTTCGACTCTATAGGTTCAGAGACTCTTCCTGCACGAGTTATACTCGTGCCGAAAGATTCTCGCGGCCCTCGTCTAATCTCTTGCGAACCCGTTGATTTTCAATGGATCCAGCAAGGATTAGGACGCGCAATCGTTGATCATGTAGAGCGAACGAAGTACACAATGTACAACATTCACTTTACAGACCAAGGACCGAATCAGTGCGGAGCCTTACTAGGCTCAGTTACTGGTTCTTACTCTACATTAGATCTCAAAGATGCTAGTGATAGAGTCTCCTGCAGTCTCGTTCGACTCTTGTTTCCGCCTCATATATATGATGCGCTTAACTCCTGTCGAACCGAGGTGACAGAGCTACCTGACGGAAGGATGATCAAACTCAGAAAGTTCGCCCCAATGGGAAGCTGTTTATGCTTTCCCGTTATGGCGCTTACGATCTGGGCCATCCTCACTGCCGGTGCTCCTGATAAGGATACTAGAGATAGTATCTTAGTGTATGGGGACGACATCGTTGTTCCAACGGCTTACGCCGAGCGCGCAACGAGCATTCTCGAGTCATTTGGTTTACTTGTAAACCGTGACAAGAGTTGTACCAAAGGATCCTTTAGGGAATCCTGTGGCGTTGATGCCTACAAGGGTATCGACGTTACACCGATCCGTTTAAGAACGGTTTGGGAAGCGTCTCAATCGCCTGAGGTTTACACTAGTTGGATTAGCTATGCTAATTCCTTCTATGATAGGCAGTGCTACTTCACCTACGATGAAATCGTAGGGAGATTGTGTGATATATATCATACAATCCCAGCTGACGACATGATGTTATCATGTCCAAGCCTAAGGTATGTACCTGAATCACATAGACCGATGCACAAACGTGTCAATATTGACCTTCAGAAGGTCGAATGGCACGTGCGTGATGTCAAGTCTAGATCCATTATATTTGAAATTGATGGCTGGGGTATGTTACTTCGCTATTTTAGCGAGGGTTGCATTCCAAAACATCAGTCTCAATGGGTTACAAAGAGAGTCCCATCATATGATGGTAAAACTCCCTTCTCGGTCAGATCATAC